CACTACCACTTGATCCACTTAGACCACTTGATCCACTTGTACCTGACGTGCCAGCAGCACCTTGAGTACCTTGAATACCTTGTGCGCCTTGAACACCTTGTATACCTTGTGCGCCTTGAGCACCACTTGTACCTGACGTGCCATCACTACCACTTGATCCACTTGTACCAGCACTACCACTTGATGCGCTTGTACCTGACGTGCCAGCAGCACCTTGTGCACCTTGAATACCTTGTACGCCTTGAGTACCTTGTACGCTTATACCGCTTGTACCAGCACTTCCACTTGATCCGCTTGAACCGCTTGTACCAGCACTTCCGCTTGATCCGCTTGATCCTGATGTGCCACTTGAACCACTTGTTCCGATATTGCCTGATGTGCCACTAACATTGAACACTGTCCAATTGATTAGGTCGTTATTGAGTGTATATGCAAGAGCTGTAGCGGTCACAAAAACCATCATACCTGCAATACGGCGGTCGGTTGTGATAGCATCTCTTTCAACGATGGTATCTACTTGTTGGTATCCACCTTTACCCAGATTTGACAAATGTGTTGGGTATGTATCGGTTGGTGCCGTTGTAGAGATATAATCTGTTACTGTAATTGGCATAAAAATGGTTTAAGATGCTTGAATATTAATTGATCCGCCTAATTTGTTTAATGATCTATGTACGTTATAATTAGTAACAACGCCGTAATAATTTGTAACTGATACGACGGTCATTGGCGACATAGCAACGTTCAGCAGTGTAGCTGTATCTTTGAAAGTTGTTAATGTTCCAAACGATGACGGATATGTGATATATTTATATTTTTGTATACCGGCGATAAAAGCATAAGTATGTGCCGCGGTATTTGACAATTCTGATGCTCTTAAAGAAGATACATCTGTATCTGTTAGTGATCCGGACACATGTTCACCGTAGTAGATTTTCCAATACCAATCTACAGTATATGTTTTTGACAATGATCCTGTGTGAGTATTTTGAGCATATATAGACCATGCGTGTGAAGAATCTGTAAGATACTGTATGGATGAGATTGAAACGTTTTCAGTTCCGTCGTTTGCAAGACCTGTAGCAAGAACAATTGAATCGGTGGTATCTTCTATAGATACAGAATTTGTAACAATGTTTGATGAATTTGTAGTAGTCCAAGTGAATGTTTTATAACCAGCGGAAATTGTATATCCAACTTCTACTGGAGATGATTGATTTAGACTAAATGATGAAAAGGATGGTACTTGATACGGATACAGCAATGCATCAAACATTGTAGTAAGAGGTACGTTATTAAACGTTGTACCTGCTTGAATTCCCCCAAGGGTTTGAGGTACAGGTGTTGGATTGGTGTAAAACCCTACACCAATGGGGCCAGGCACGCTTCTGAACGATCCACTTTCAAATACTATAACATCGTAAGTGCTTGTGACAGCAGGAGTCAGAAACAACGATGATGTTATTATGCCGGTTGAATCCGTGTGAATTAAACGCGACGATCCAGATATTTCAACCACTTCGTAGAAGTCTTGAACATTCTGACGAAACTGCTTGAATATAAACGAATTTATTTGTGGATCATAGTTGCCCATAATGAATCATTTGACTATTGGTATAAATATAGTATCAATACCAAAGAAAATAAAAAACCGCTGATATTACAGTATCAGCGGGGATTATCTAAAACTTTAAATTATATGAAGTTAAGATGGACTAAATGTACCATCTCTGATATTAAGAGACCCGTTGCCATATTTCTTGGTCAACTTGTTCATCAACTCTTCTTCGGTTTGTTGAAGTTGAATATATTCAGTTCTGTGTTTTTCTTGTTCCTTCTTTAAAAGGTCAAGTCTTTCTTGCAATTCAATGGTTTCAAGATGAATTTGTCCAAATTTGACCAACTTGTCTTGAAACTTACCCTGAATATATCGTAGATCTTTTACTTCTTCGTCTGTGAATTTGATTGGTTCTGGCATAACAATATAATGTGTTCATGGATACATAGAAGGTAATTCAACTAATTGATTGTTATAAATTAACGACCGGCGGATAAACTATAGGAGCATCTTTAGCATCAATAACTGGAAAGACTATATTATCTCCATCTTGTTTTAATGGATTGATATAAGAATAAGGATATGGTTTGTGATATGATGTTTTAGTCAAATCAGCATTGACTTTATCAAGAATTTGTCCGTCAACTATTTCACCAGTGATAATAACTTTTCTAGGTGTGAAGCTCTTGGTTGTGGTGAGTTTTTTATTTTCAAATGAATCACTCAACAAATATGCTTGTACCGTCATGTTAAATGTGGTACGAACCATGCGATCTTTTCCTGACTGTACCTCAGTATTGTTGCTATAATCGTTGATATAGACTCTAAACTTAAATCTTGTTGGATCACCCCAATATTCTTCTGTTGCCCAATTGATTTTTTCAATCAACGAGTTCATTTGTTCAACATACTCTGTCCACAACATAAACTCATAAGTGAGTGTTATGTGATCGGGTAAAGTAACATTCATTACTTGTGATGTAGGAGCAGTCTTTTTTGTGAGAATGGAAAATCTATCGTATACGTTCTTTTGATCGTATTTTCTCAACACTTGAACATTCAAATGACGATTAAACGTTGCAAGACTTTCATTTTTTGCAACCGTATTTCGTTTGAACATTATGGCTGGAAGTTGTAATTTTCCATTGTTATCACGAATACCACCATCAGATTGAATAGCTTTCCATCGTTCAGGATTTCCGTAAAGGATTGGTACTTTGATATTATCACCCCCATCAACAATTGTAGGATTGATAGTGTTGTCCAAGTGATCTACAATTGCAGAGTCGATATCAAGAAGAGTAACCGTGAAGTTTTTAAAGTCATCGGTGTCTCTGCGAACCTGAAACTCCCTATGCACATCAGTTTTCTTATCAGCGACATGATCGCTGTTATTTTGCTGATTTGGAGCTGGATTATTTGGATTACCTTTCCATGCCATAGGTTGTAATTATCGTTGAAAAATGTTAAGCTTGGATAGACGAGAGTAGTGAGTATTACAGATAAAGCTGTGACTCTTTGTATCTTGTCCGCCCAAAAATTGTTCTTGAACCACATTGTCAACTTCATGATAACGATCATTGAAGAAAACAATGTCTCCGATTTGAGGAAAGAAGTTCACTTGTTGACACATCTTTTCTCTGAATTTGAATACCACCGATTGATCGCGATCAGGACCAAATCCTTCGTCTTCGCCTGTAATATCACCACGATCAATAAGTGCGCTCAAGTCAATGCCTGGATAAAAGGTCTTACCTTCAGTTGGAGCAGATTCTCCATACATGTTTACACGTGTTTCCGATGCAGCGATCTTAAACACGGTCACAAGCGTTTCAATGATATCACCCATCAATTCAGCATTGATAGAATTGATCAGACGAATATCACGTTCGCTAAAATATCTTCCTCGTAGTCCCATAAATCATCCAATATAAATAAACATTGGTACTTTTCTAAGAATGTCCTGACTCTTCTCAGCTTTATTGGCTTGTTGTTCAACTAGATTAGAACCAAGAGTGGATTCCAACATCTCTCTCAGTTGTGACATCAGTGCTTCTTTTTCTGCTGACGCTTCACTTCTTAGTTCGCCACCGTCGAGAGTAACCTCTCCTCCAGGAATTGGAATCGTACTATATTTTTGGCGAATTGCTCCAAGCACTTCTTTGCAGAGTGCCAAGAAGTATTTTCGTATCCATTGTCGGCCAGGACCATTGATTGTACGATATTTTAAATTATCATATGGAACATTACTATAGTCAGAGACTTTATCATAGTTATTTCCAGGCGAAAAAATGTCTGCTTCTTTATCATTCTCCAAACTATATTCAAAATACACTTTGTAATTGGTATTGGGAATAGGAAACAACCTAAGTTTGTTGTTAACTATTTCAAATGAATATGCGCTTTTACGAACCATGTCGTTAAACTCAATTGCTTGAGCTCTCAACAAATCTTCAAAGATAGGCGTCATCAAAAATTGAACAGCCGGACTATATCCTGCAAATCCCATTTCATTCAAAACGTTACTATAACTCATGCCCGTCATACTGAATGGGTCATAGATACGTGCTGTTGCAGGAGATTGATCGTGGAATATTCTTTTTATTTCCAATCGATTTCCCGATCCAGATGCTTGATCATAAAGACATTGTAGATCGTAGTTTTGTTGTCCTGCAACAACATCAACATGACCTTTCTTCCAATCAACATTTCCACCAACGCCAACTTCCGACCCATATGCTTTTGAAAGATTTATCACATATGGTAGAGGACTTCCTGTTACTGCTTTTCCAGTAGCATCTTTGTTTGCAGGAGTTCCCAACAAATTCAACATATTGTTGCGAATGTTGAATTGATTGACTTGAGAACTATATTCGTTTACTGATTCTTCAAAAGCAGCATAAAAGTTAAGGTCGATGAGTTCAATATCTTCGATTGGATAACCAAGACGAATAGCTGCCCATACAGCACTACTGCTACACTCCGATGTGAACTTTGGATCGTCGTCATAGAACCCAAATGGGGTTCTGCCGGGAACGGCACTGCCGCTTCCAGGCCATCTTACTCTATCGGAATCAAGATTTGCACTCATGGTTTATAAATATCACGGCGAATTGGTTATCTTCACTATAAGTTTGTCATTTTGTTTGATAATTTTGTAGTATGTTTCTTTATACGCCATCGACATAATCACTATACTCACTCGGATCGCTTGTTAATTTATGTATAACAATATCGTTACGATTAAATTCTACATCCTGTATTTTCTTCCATGAATATCCGCCACCCGTTTCATAAACGTTATAGGGTATATCTATTTCATATATTCCCTCCTTAAATTGTCCAACAATATATACGTGTTGTTCATGAGTGCTACATACACTTTGAACATTCTCAATCTTATGACTATACAAAATACTGATTAAGTCATCAGCTATTAAATGACATATACCACCACTGCCCAATTCAACATCTTGACCATTATGATCTTGTTTCCAATCATCGTATTGTTTTTGTGCAACTTTAACCATGTCATCCTTAACGACATCTGTAATATCTTTAACGCTATTCAATGAAGATGTATCAAATTCATCTTCAAATTTATCGTTAATTTCATCTAACTTTCCAAGATCATTAAATCTATCATCATCTATCTTAGTTTTTACATCTTGTATCAATTGATTCAACGTGTTGTAGTCAGTAAAAAGAATAGATGAAACTTTCTTCTCCGGGATTAATGTTAACAAAGTTTTTCCATTTCTATCTTGTAACACCATTATACATCTAAACCTCATCAACTTATTTGGAGTATTTAAATCCTTAGGTTCCAAGCTATTTGATGTCATGTTTATCAAATAATTGTCATCTGCCATCGTAAATTTATTTGATAATTCGCTTTCGGGAACCTTGTCGAATTCATTAACAATGTTGACAAAATAAAGTTTGTCATTGGTTTCTATATGAAATCTTGCACGCAAAGAACTATTTCTTATTGATATGCGTTTTGGCATATCATGTTTTGTTTGATTTTTTATGAAATCAGCAACATCAAACAAATCTACTTCATATTCTGGAAACGCACGTTTAAGCTGATTCAAACAAATACTACCGAATTTTTCGTCAGTCATATACCCTTGGCCAACGACTATTTCTTTCAATAAATCTTTCAATTTGATCATATTCAGTGGAATGTCAAGAAGTTGTATCTGACATCCTTTCGTTGAGCTGGTCTATCACTGTCACCGCCTGGCAACGTAATAATAGAAAACTCTCCCGGATTTCCTTCTACAGATGGAAGTTCGTCGGTATACTTCAACGAATCAAACGTGAGAGCATCAAATTTAGAATCAGTATGATACTTGTCATAGATTCTCTTCTTCAATTCATTTCTGCCATTCACAGGATCAGCAAACTTTGACTTGCCGGATTCATCTTTTTCGTAACCACGTCCTCTAGTTGGTTTGAATATTCCAACAAACACTTCCTTTGGAACAATTACCGATTTCTTGTTTGCGTCATGCAAATCTTGAGTTCCACCAACAGAGTAGGTAACAACAAATCCAAGAAGTTCGGCAATATTTACAATACCTGCCATTTTGGTGTAAAAATATGAGTTTACTTTGTATCCGTTCTCCCATAGTTTTTTAGTTACTTTAACCGCAGAGTCAAAATATCGTTGAGCAAAAAAGTCGCCAGCATCATTCCAACGAATACTCAATATGTTATCTTCTCTCTTTGCTTTGAAAGCATACAATTCAGCTTCTGAATATGCTTGTTTGACATATGAGTCTGGATCTTGAAGTATTTGTTGAAGACGCTGTGCCAACTTGATATTCTTTCCATCATTCATGATGTAGAATCCTTGTAGAGCGTAACAATCCAACGCACACGATCCCGCAGCAGGGCATGTATTAACCACTTTGAATGGTTTTTCAGAATCATCCTCATCATAAACAAATCCACGAAGAGCAGGAATGCCGGTATTGATTGTCAAAATTCCCTGACCCGATGAGTGTTTTGATTTTTCTCCTTCGTCAAAGATAGTTTTAGGCGGAGTGGTCAACAACTTGGCAAATGCTGGAATATCAATTTCACTTGTACCAAGTTTTAATTTGATGTTTCCTTTGGAAATACGTGGCATCCCGAGAGATGCTTTTCCACCAACAGAAACTCTGTTTAATTCGCTGTTGAAAAAACCTACTACCTGATCCATCGTCATACATCTAGTAATTTTTGCATCACCTAGATCGGGGGATGACCAGTCGATTTCGTTAATCACTTCTTTGATTAGAATTTTTAAGTCTGTGAGTTTCATAGTTTTAGAAATTTACGTAAAATGAACATTGTGGACCGCTATATTTGAATCCTGTAATAGGTACTTTGATTTTTAATCCTTCACGAATATGTGAAAAACTTCCCTTCTTAACATAAGCAAGAGTCATGTGGGGATGATAGTCTGGATACGAATCCTCATTTTGATACTTGTCACATCTATTTCGTAGTTCCATAAGTTGATCATTCTTTTCAACATCAAACTTCACCACGTCATATTTTTCATTGTTAAATTGAGTTAGTGCTTTTAACACCACATCAAATGGTTTCATGTGTTTCAAAATGTTTGCAACATCTCGTTTCTGTAAGTCAGGGATAAATCCATATTTAAGAGTAACATGAGGTTCTTCGTTGTATCCATATGTAGGATCTTCTGGATCCGTGTAAAGTATTTCAGGGGGAATCGCCGTTTTTCCCAATTTTACAATATGCGACCCGTAATCAGGACTCACTCTTGCCATTAAACATCCTTTTTTAACATGCCTATTCATACTTTAATTTTATCATGTATTATACATATTAAAAATTCTAACAAACCATTCACATTTAAGTTTGACTGTACAAAATTCCAAGTCCGTAACCATCTTTTATGTTGAAATAGTTGATATTGAACTTTGCTGAAATGTCTATACAAACTTTATCTATATTTTCACACGAATATGTATTGGGAAGAATAACCACGTTAGAATGTTGCACTGACCACTCGGTACACTCATATACATCAGTAGGATGATCTCCCAGATCTACATGAATCAAATCAAACATTCTAGTTTCAGACTTGATATACTCAGTGTGATATTTTCTTATCAATTCAACATTGGTATTATTGAATTTTTTACATACATTTTCGTACATCAAATATCTTTGTTCTTGACTGTCTCTATCACCAATATATCCATCCACACCCACAACATGGCTGAATAACTTTGATAAAATATCTGTGCTGTATCCCGACCCCACTCCGAATTCCAATGCCGAATTTCTTGTTACTTTGAATGTATCAACTATGGAAAGCATGTAATTTTCAAATCCTCTCCAATCGGATACAACCTCTTTTATTTTGTATGGCCATTTTCTAACGGGCAAATAGATCTTATTCATGATATAACACTTTGTCAAATAAGTAGTATTGCCACAAACAAAAACCCCGCTCCGAAGAGCGGGGTTTGATTTAATCGGTTGATCCGACTACAACAATCAAGATTAGACCTGATCGAGATCGCCGACAAGAATCTTGCCGTAGAACTCAGGGCGGACCATCTTCTTTGCGTAGCGAGTCATCACACCACGACGTGGAGTGAAGTTCACTGGATCATAGACCAATGGAGTTTGGACTAGTGGGATGTATGGAGCATACACTGCACCGGTTTCGAGGAAGTTGTTTCCACGGAAACCAACCAAGATGGTGTTTTCAACCATGTATGGGTTCTTGTAAACTTGGAAGCGACTTGCGAAGCTACCAACCTTACTTACACCCATTGCGAACTTAGCACTGTCACCATCGGTGTTGACAACGAAGCCTGGAATTGACTCCAAGACTGTTGCAACATCTGGTGAACAGACAAGGAAGTTAGCACCACCACGTAGTGTCAACTGGTGAATCTTGTTACTGACCTTTTGGATCTTGTTACCAAGTGTTTGGAACCAAGTTGACTTGGTGTAATATCCACCTGTACCAGCAGTAGTGGTGTCAGTGATGACGCCGCTGTCGCTGATTTCACGGTTGATCTTAGCACTCCAACGTGCAGTGGTTACTGCTGGTGCGTTGGTGATCAACATGTCTAGGATTTCCAAGTCGATTTCCATCGAAACGTACTCAGACAACAAAGCAGTCAATTCTGCTTCTGCGTCAATGCTGTGGTAAGCATTCAAGTCTTGAGCGAGTTCTGGGGTCCAGACTGCCTTCAACTTACGAGTCTTAGCAACGATTGGCTCGCTCTTCAACTCTAGGTTGACTTCTGGAATACCGATAGAAGGAGCACTGGTTCCGTCACCGGTTGTGTCTTCGAAGTCACCACGGTTACTGTCCTTAGGTTGGACACTGTAGTTAACGGTCAAACTTGCCGAAGCAGGGTTTGAACCAGAAACAACGAATGTTACTTCAGAACCGTTGATCTCGGTGAATTGTGGGAAGTAGGTAAGAATACCACTACCTGCGATGGTGAAGGAGCGAACTCCGTTTGCATCGAACACGTTACCTGCAGCACTAGAAGCACTGTAGAAGTTGGTTGTGGTCAAGGTGTAAACCTTACCAGAAGCAACTGAAGCACTGTAGTTTGCATCGAAGTTAACACCATCCAATGTACTTACAGCAGCACGTGAAGCACTTACAATTGTGGATTGGTCATTGACCGAGTAACCGAAACGACCAGGACCATAGAGACCGCCAGTAGCGGAATCGGTTGAACCTAGCTTGGTTCCAGTACCACCGAACAACGAACTGTAGTTGTTGGTAGTATCCTTGGTGAACACACCGTTGTTGGTTCCATACTTGAAATCAAGATAGAAGATAAGACCGCTTGGGAGGTTCATTGGTTGAACCGAAACGAACTCCTTAGCTGCGATTTCTGCGAACACACGGCGAACGAGTGGGAGAGCAACGCCTGCCCATTGTTCACTGTTTGCTGAAGTACCTGTTGAGGTTGCTTCATCAAGCAATTGCTTTGCTTGGTTTTCGAGTAGGATACTCATGTTTGCCTTCTCAGTGCCCTTTAGGCCTTCAAGCAAACCTGTGTTTTCCCACTTTGCTGTCAATCCACGGGTCTTGGCCATAAGCTCTGCCTGTGGATTCATGTTTGTTGTCAATAGCGATTTCATATCACTCATATTATTATCCTTGTTTAATTTGTTGTTAAGACGTTAGATTACTTATTGATACCAGCGAGTGTCTTAAATCTCTCTGCCATCTTATTACCGCCAGACACAATTTCTTGTGATGGTTTTGTACTTGCAACTGCCTTACTTGCCAAACCTTCGGTGATAGTAGTTGCAGTTGTATTCTTTTTCTTAACAACTGATCCACCCAAATTAAACGATTCGGCCATAATTGCGTATGTCAACTTGACTTCACGTACATTCGTAGTGAGGTCAAAATTCTCTACAACCTTCATCTTCTGTTGATTATTCAAACTATATTGTTTGAACAACTTGTTAGTATAAAGCAACTTAGCGTTTAGCAAGTTAACTTCATTGATTTGATTGCGCAAAATTTGAACGGTCTTCATTGCTTCGTCACGTTCTGCTGTGACTTCTTGAAGTTGTTCTTCCCATGCACTTTCATCGACGGACATTGAGTCGTCGTGGCTCTCAGAACCATCTTCCTCTATTTCGAGTTCAGCAAGAAGTTCATCGAGATTGATTTCTTCCATTTCATCCTCAGCAACAGGTGCCATAGGAGCAACTGCGTTTGGATCTGCTGGAGCAACAGGTGCCATAGGAGCAACT